TCCTGCAGGTCGTCGTGAGCGTCGACCGCCCCGATACGTCCGCCGGCGCGGCGCCCGGGGCGACGAAGACCACGACCTACACCTGGCAGCTCAACCGCATACGCGTGTCCATCCGCTACGGCGGGGCGCAGTTCGGCAACGCGCACATCACCGTGTATGGCGTGCCGCTGCAGGACATGAACAACATCGCCCGGTTGTGGCTGGAAACGATGACGCCGCAGACCACCGACAGCGTGACGGTCAACGTGTGGAATGGCCAATCCTTTTCCCCGCTGTTCTACGGCACGATCACGTGGTCGTCGGTGGACGCCTCGGCCATGCCGGCGGTCGCGCTGGTCCTCGACGCCAACTCCGGGTTCAAGGCGGCCAGCACGCCCGCGGCACCGTACGCCAGTAGTGGGCCGGTATCGCTCAAGGACGCGCTTACCACGATCGCCACGCAGGCCGGTTACACGGTGAATTACGCGGCCAGCGCGCCGAACTACATGGTGACTACGCGCGTGACGGGCTCGGCGCTCGACCAGATCGCCGCGCTGATGCGCCACTTCCCGGATTTAACGTGGGTGCCAGTACAGCAACAGATCCTCGTGCGCGCCGCGCTTGCGCCGCAATTCACCGATCCGGTGCGCATCGCGGTCGATACCGGCATGCAGGGCGCCCCGGTGTATTCCACCAGCGGCCTGCAGATCGCGACGCTGTTCAATCCGTTGATCATTCCCGGTACGGCGCTCAACGTCGTCACGGCTTTCGACTTCGTCAACCGGACGCAATGGGTCGCGCACGTGCTCGCGCACGAGCTCGACGCCAACATGCCCGGCGGCCAGTGGACCACCAGCATCGCCGCCAACGCGTTCGGCGCCAACGGGAACAACAATGGCAACGCCCCCGCCGTCTAAATACAATCCCGAATTCGCCGCGCAGTTCGACAAGGACCAGGCGCTCGATTACGTGATCCGCAAGCTGCTGCGCGGCATGCACACGGCCGATCTGGTGCAGGTGCTGGCCGTCACCACCGGCACCACGGCGGTCGGCTTTCTGACGGTCCAGCCCGTCGTGCTGGATCAGGACACCAACGGCTACGTGCTGACGCAGACACCGATCTACAACGTGCCGTTCATGCGCTACCAGTCCGGCGCCTCGGCGATCTTTATGGACCCGGACAAGGGCGACGTCGGGCTGTGTCTGTTCACCGAGCGCGACACGTCCGGTGCCAAGGCGCGGGCTATCGCCGGTCAGCCATTGCCGGGCGCCGCTCCCACCGACCGCACACACTCTTCGGCGGATGCGTTTTACATCGGCGGCGTGCTCAACGGCGCGGCGACGCAGTGGATCAAGTTCAAGCCGAACGGCGCCGGTATCGACATCACCTCGCCTGGCGCGATCACGATGGAAGCGCCAAGCAGCAACATTACACTTACCGCGCAGGCGGTCGTGATCAACGCACCGACGCAGATCAACAGCACGCTGACTACGACCGGCAACATCACCGCACCGGACATTCTGCTAGGGCCGTCGCAGTTCAGCATTCTTAACCACGTGCATACCGGCGGCACGCTGGCGGGCGGTCTGACCGGTCCACTACAGGGATAGCTACCGGCGAACGGGCGCGTATAAATCCCTAACACAACGTTCACTTAATCGGTAAACTTGCCCCATGCCCACGACGCCGACCACCAACGTTCCGCTGCCCGTCTTCACCACGACGGGCCTGCAGATCAACAGCGAGCAGTCGATTCTCACCGGCGTGCTAGCCGATTACGTCCAGGCGTTCGCCACGACGGGCAAGAGCCTCACGACCGCGCTGACCACGCCGCAGGGGCAGCTCGCCTCGGCGCAGTCCTACATGGTGGCCAACTTCCAGGCGCTGCTCGCTTCGTTCATCGCGCAGGTGGACCCGCTGACGAGCTACGGCGCGTTTCAGGACGCGCTGGGGCGTATCTACTTTCTGACCCGTCAGGCCGCGACGTTCGCGACCGTGTCGGCGATCGTGTTCGGCACACCCGGCGCCACGCTGCCGGCCGGTTCGCAGGCGGTGAGCAGCGTCGATAACTCCGTGTGGGTGACGCAGACGGCGGCTGTCTACAACTCGCTCAGTCAGGCGCCGGTGACCTTCGTAGCGACCATGGCCGGCCCCGGCCCGACGGTCGCGGCCAACACGCTGGCCATCTACCAGCAGGTGCCCAACTGGACCGGCATCACCAACGCGGGGGCCAATACGCCCGGCCTGCCGGTGGAGACGCGCCAGAATTTCGAGACGCGCCGCGCCGCGTCGGTGCAGATCGGTGGCGTCGGCCAGGCCGTCAACGTGCGCGCCGCGCTGGCCAATGTACCCGGCGTCACGGATGTCTATGTTTACAACAACGGCGGCAACACGCCGATCACCTACGGTGCGACGAACTACCCCATCCCGGCGCACTCGGTCGCCATCAACGTCACGGCGCCGGGCGTCAGCGCGGCCACGATCGCTGCGGCGATCAATTCGAAGCTTGACTGCGGCTGCGGCATGTCGAGCCAGTCGTGCGTGACGGCGACGATTCAGGACACCGTAAACTACGCGGCGCCCTACCCGACGTACACGTACAGCTTCATGCTCAATCAGCCGCCGACGCCGCTTTACATGACGGTCAACGTCGCCAACCTGTCGACGCTGCCGGCCGGCTACGTCGCGGCCATCCAGAACGCCGTCGCGCAAGCCTTTCTGTTGGGCTGGGTGTCGCAGGATGGCACCATCACCGTGCCGCGGGCGCGTATCGGCGGCCAGATCGTCGCCAGCGAGTACGCCGCGCCCCTGCTGGCGCTGGGCAACATCACGCCGGTATCCATCTTCATCGGCACCAGCGCGGCGCCCACGGCCGGTACGTCGGTCACGATGGGTATTGATCAGCAGCCGCAGCTCTTGGCCGCGAACGTGTCCGTAAACGCTGTGACGGTGTAAGGCCGTCGCATGAGCAGTTATCTCGGAAACGTCGTCCAAAAGGAGTACAGCAACTCGACGACGTTGCTTGAGTTGCTGGCGTTCGCCGATCAGTGGATTGACCCGGCGCAGTTCGGCGCGACGTTCTTGGCGAACGTGTGGAACATCAATACCGCCGTCGGGTTCGGCCTCGACATATGGGGCCGCATCCTTGGCGTGAGCCGTTACCTGCTGGTGAACCAGCCGACCGCCGGCAATTATTTTGGCTTCAACACGGCCCCCACGGCGGCGAACGTGAAGCTGGGCACCGGCAATGGTGTTACGGTGACATTCGGCATCGTCGGTGTGAGCGGTACGCCGGTCACGCCGCTGGCCGGCGCGGTGTTCACGATCAACGGCGTACCGACCGCACCCGCTTTGCAGACTGGCACCAACGTCACGTTCGCGCCCGCGCCCGCGAATGGCGCCGTGATCCATTTCATCGGCACCTACAACCAGACCGGCACCAACTGGCAACCGTGGGGCCAAGCGCCGTTCTACAGTGGGCCGGCCAACGACGTCGTGTCGTACGCGCTACCCGATCAGTATTATCGCCAGCTGCTGCTGGTCAAGGCGGCGGCGAACATCGCCCGGTGCGACTGCCCGAGCATCAACGCGCTGATGCGCGCGATGTTCGGCACACGAGGCGCCTGCTACGTCGGGTTCGATCCGGGCAACCCGATGAACATCGCCTATCACTACGGCTTTTTTCCTACACCGGTCGAGCTGGCGATCATTCAATCCGGGCTGTTCCCGCAGCCGGCCGGCACGATAGCGACCTACGTTTATGCGACACTAAGCTATGTGCCGTTCGGGTTCTCGCCGGCCGACCGCGGCGCCAGCCCGACATTCGTCAAGGCGTGGAGTGTGCCCGGTTCGCCGTTCTACATGCCTGCCAACGCTACACCCCTACCGTGAGGTCGCCCCATGCTCGTCGCTAACGCACCGCTTAAATTCCTCGCGCCATGGGCGTCACAGAACACGAACATATTCGAGTTGCCGCAGACTACGGCTGACCCGACGCGCGCCAGCCAAGCGCTCGGCTTTCCGCCCGAGACGATGCTGCCGCCCGAGTCTGGCGGTGTGCCGCCGCAGGGCATCGACTTCAACGCCGGCCTGTATCAGGTCGCGCGCATCACGTGGTGGCTGATGTATGGCGGCCCATTCGCCTACGACGCGACATTTGCCACGAATGCAGCGATCAGTGGCTACCCGCAGGGGGCGGAAGTGGCCTCAAGCGATTACGCCGGGCAGTGGCTCAGCACCGCCGACAACAACCAGGTGAACCCCGATACGGTCGGCACCAACTGGGTGCCCGGTTACACGTACGGTCGCACGGCCGTCGCGCTGACGAATGCGAACGTGACACTGTCGCCGCTGCAGGCGGCCAAGAAAATCCTTGTGTTCACCGGCACGCTGACGGGCAACGTCGTGGTGACGCTACCGGCTTGGATATACGAATGGGACGTGGTCAACAACACGTCGGGCGCGTTCACGCTGACATTGACGACCGCGAGCGGTTCCGGTGCGGTTATGCCGCAAGGCGGCGCATCGCGCATTCGTGGCGACGGTACAAACATCAATTTCGATGCCGTCAACGTGCCACCCGGTGCAACGCCCAACCAAGCGGCACAGCTGCAGCAGGTACAACCGCACATCGTGACGCTGTCGGGTAGCGGCAACTGGACCTGTCCGGCCGGCGTCACCGTCGGTTGGCTAAGCGGCTGCGCGGGTGGTGGTGGAGGCGGTGCGAGCGGCAGCAATAACACAGCGAACGCAGCGGCATCTGGCGGCGGCGGCGGTGGCGCCGGTCAACCGGTGATACGTCAGTCAGTCACGCTGGTCCCCGGCACGGTTTACGCGTATGTCGTTGGTGCGGCGGGCCTTGGCGGTGCAGCGCCAGCACAAGGTTCGGCATCGACCTCGGCAAACAACGGCACCGCCGGTGGTAATACGACGTTCGGTACGCTACTCACACTCACAGGTGGCGCGGGTGGCACCGCGGGTGCCGCTGGTGCCGCTAGCGGCACCGCTGTGCCTGGCGGCGGCGGCGGCACGGGCTACCCTGTAGGCGGCACAGCCAGCGATGGCGCGCCCGCGCCAACACTCAGCACCATCCCCGCATGGCCAGGCGTATCAGGCGCAGGCGCATCGTCGCCGTTTGGTGGTGGTGGTACGCCCACACGTAGTGGAAACGGTGCGAGTAATCACGGATTCGCTGCTTATGGCTTCGGTGCGGGTGGTAGCGGTGGTGGTGCTCCCTACCTTTCTGGTTCTCCGGGTGCCGTTGGTGGAGCTGGCGCACCCGGCACGTTGATTCTTGAGTATTGATCGACATGCCAAAAGCCAGCGCACTGACATCAATGCAGGGCATCGTCTTTTTGCTCGACAAGCGAGACAAACGCCCAACCGTCGAACTCCTCGATACGATACACAAAATCGCCTCTGATGCTATCGCGATATTGACGGAGCCGGACCCTGTTCGACGGCGGATCG